CCAAATCCGAGCTATGGGCGATATGGAACCCGCGCGTTGACGGTAGCCCGGTGGATAAGCGGTTTCGCAAGTCGCCACCTGACAAGGCGCTGATCGCCCGCATCAACTACGACATCAACCCATTTTTCCCCGAGGGGCTAGAGGCTCTACGCCAGAGGGAGCAACGGCGCCTTGATCCGGCCACATATGCCCATGTGTGGGATGGGGAGTATCTGGAAAACAGCGATGCACAGGTGTTCGCGGGCAAGTATGAGATTGCCGAGTTTGAGCCTGGGCCATCCCATAGCGGCCCATACTTCGGGCTGGACTTCGGTTTCGCGCAAGACCCGACAGCGGCGGTGGAGTGCTACATTCACGGGGACCGGCTGTATATCCGTCGAGAGGCGGGGCGGATCGGGCTGGAGCTAGACGACACATCCGCCTATGTGCGCGAGGCAATGCCGCTCATGGCGCTGCACAATGTCAGGGCGGATAGTGCGCGCCCCGAGAGTATCAGTTACCTGCAACGCCACGGCTTGCCCAATATCAAATCGGTGAAGAAATGGTCGGGATCGGTGGAGGACGGCATATCCTTTATCAAATCTTTCGCCCGTGTTATTATCCATCCGGAATGCCGTGAAACCGCGCGAGAGTTTCGGCTGTATTCGTATAAGCAGGACCGCCTGACCGGAGACATCATGCCGAAGCTGGTAGACGCGCACAACCACTACATTGACGCCCTGAGATACGCATTGGAGCCTATGGTGGGCGGATCTGGCGACGTGTTTGGAGTGCTATAGATGGCCTGGCCCTTTACCCGTCGCGAGACGAAAGAACACCCGAACGGCGGCGCTTTCATGGTGCCCATGGGCGAAACGTGGTCCCGCAAGTCCAGCGCACAGGACTACATCCGCGAGGGCTACCAGCTAAACGTCATCGTCTACCGCGCGATAACGGAGATCACCAAAGCCGCCGCGTCAATCGAGATTGAACTGTATGGCCCGAACGGTGACGCTATCGAGGGGCACCCCGCGCTTGACCTGCTAAAGCGCCCGACGCCTTCGATGACTTGGGATGCGTGGGTTGCCGAAATGCTGGTCAACCGAATGCTGTTCGGGGAGATGGCGGCAGTCTCGGGCAACGCGGGCATTCCGGCGGAAATCTGGCCGCTCAATCCCGCGCATATCAAGGTGGTGCCCGGTCGCGGCGGCTTGCCGTCCGAGTATGTGCATGAGGTCAACAACTCCAAGCGGGCGTTTCCGGTGGACCGCCTGACCGGCCAAAGCGAGTTGATGTTTGTCAAAAACTACAACCCAGACGACTACTGGCGCGGGCAATCGCCTCTCATGGCGGCTGCGCTGGCCGGTGACACGCATAACGCGGGGATGCGCTGGAACTACAGCCTGTTGAAGAACAGCGCCCGTCCGTCCGGTCTGGTGCGCTTCAAGGGCGGGTATCCCGGCGGCGAGGTAATCCAGCGGATGCGGGAATACTTCAAGGCCCGCATGACCGGCCCGGAGAACGCCGGGGAAATACCCATGCTGGCCGAGGATGCAGAGTGGGTCCAGCTTTCGCAATCGGCGCGCGACATGGACTTTTCCAATACCATGCGCGAGATGGCGAAATACATTGCGTCAGCGCTGGGCGTGCCCCTGCCGTTGATCGACAACGACGCCAGCACGTTCAACAATATGGAGCAGGCCAAGCAGCGGCTCTACACGGACACGGTTATCCCCGTGCTGGATGAACTCATTTCCGCGCTCAATAACTGGCTTATGCCCCGGTTTGGCGATGGGCTGGAGCTGCGGATTGATCTGGATACCATCCCGGCGCTGGAAGACCTGCGGGAGCGCATGTTCAATCGTGCAGTGAAGGCCTACGAAAAGGGCGTGCTGACCCGTCAGGAAGCCCGCGAATTGATGGGGTATGAGCCGGAAGCAGATGGGGAGTTTGCAGTTTCTCAGCCGACCATCCCGCCTGATGACATGAAGGCGCTGGCCTACGGGCTGGACTTTGACACCAAGGCCGAGGGCCACAAGCCGACCGAGGAAATGGCGAACGCGGCGCGGCGTGCGCTGGAGTGGCGCAAGGAGCATGGCCGGGGTATGACGCAAATCGGCGTTGCGCGCGCCCGTGACATATCCAACCGGGCCAACCTCAGCCTTGAAACCGTCAACCGCATGGTATCTTTCTTTGCGCGCCATGGCGTCAACCGTGACAAGCACTACAGCGCCAAGGAGCCGGACGGAGGCCCGACCGCATGGCGCATAGCCTGGGATGGCTGGGGCGGTGACGCGGGCCGCACATGGGCAAACAGGATCGCAGACGCGGCGGATGACTGATGGCCCGGAAACCGGCGTTCATCTCGCATAGTTCCGAACGCGAGGCGCAAATCCAATCCCGCCTTCTGGACGTTCTTGAAGCCCGCTATCGGCGCAAGATAGCCGGGGCCATTGTAGCGGAGAGCGACCGGCTTGCGACGGAATACGAAGAGCTAGGCTTTGCCCCGCCCGCGTCGGACCAGCATTATCAGGACGTGCGGGCGATCTATCTTGAACTGGCCGAGGCTTCGGCACGCACATTCGGGCGCCGTATCGTGGTGCAGGGCAAGGCCATGGGCCTGCTAGAGGTCAAGGAAAGCACGCTCTGGGATTTATTCCGGTCACTGGCGAATGCATGGGTGAACCTGGAGGCGATCCGGCGGCGCATCACGTCCGTGTCAGAGACGACGCGAAACCAGATCATCACCATCATCGTGCGCGGTCAGGATGACGGGCTAGGCGTGGAGGCTATCGCCCGCAATATCCGCGATGCGGTGCCCGATCTGGCGCGCACTCGGAGCCGGATCATCGCGCGGACGGAAACGCACGGCGCGGCCAACTTCGCATCGGACGAGGTGGCGAAAACGACCGGCTTGCAGCTTGATAAGAAATGGGTGGCAGTCGAGGACATCCGCACGCGTCGTCATGGTATGGGGGATGAGTTTGACCACGCGTCAATGAATGGCCAGCGCGTGCCGCAGGATGAACCGTTTCTCATGCCGTGGCGCGGACGCCCGCCTATGCCGATTATGTATCCTGGTGAGGCGGGCAAGCCCGGTGGGGCGGTCATCAACTGCCGATGTGCCGTGGTGCGGCATGTCCGGGGTGGCTTGCTAGGGGACTAGACCGCGCACGCTTTGCAACTTCGCAACCGTGTGTTATATTGCGTGCAAAGTTTGCAAAGGCCGCTGTGAAGCGCCCGAGGCCCTTGGAAGGATTTTCTCATGCCGCAGCCGCGCGCAGGCGAAACCCGCCCGGATTATATCCGCCGCTGCATGTCTGACGGGGAGACCGTCGGCAAGTATCCCGACATTGACCAGCGGTTCGCCGTTTGCGCTTCCATGTGGGGGCAAAAGGACGGCGGGGAGCCGCTTGAAACCAAATTCGCGGCGCTGGAAATCAAGTCCGAAGGCGAAGACGACGACTATCTCACAATCTCGGGCTATGGGTCCGTCTTTGGCAACATCGACGGCGGCAACGACATTGTTATGCCCGGCGCGTTCAAGGACTGCATTGCCAGCGGACGCAAGTGCAAGATGCTCTGGCAGCACGACGCCTCCATGCCCATCGGGGTATGGGACGAAATGCGCGAGGATGAAAACGGCCTATATGTGAAGGGCCGTATCAGCAAGCGCGCGGCGAAGGGCGCCGAGGTTGCCGAACTGGTCAAGATGTGCGCCGTTGAGGGGCTTTCCATCGGCTACCGCGTTATGCCCGGCGGCTACGAAATGGACATGGACCAGGGCGTCAGGAAGCTGACCAAACTGGATCTCTGGGAGACGTCCGTTGTGACCTTCCCGCAGAACGAACTGGCGAACATCTACGCCATGAAGGCCGCAGACATGTCGGACGCTGAAATCAAGCGCCATGTGGAGCGGTCCCTAAAAGACATTGGAATATCCGGCACCGAGGCCAAGGCTATGGCTTCTGCCGCGATGAAGGGGCGCGAAAATGTCCTGCGCGAGGCAGGCGTTCCGCTTCCCGAGGCCGATCAACGCGAGGTTGACGAACTCAAAGCCCTACTCACTGAAACCCTGAGCAAAATGGAGAGACGCAATGTCTGACCTTCAGGAAATCAAGGGGCTGGTCGAGAAGATCAACCCGACGCTCGTTGAGCTGCGTTCGGAAATTGACGCCATGAAGGCATCGGCCCCGAAGGACGTGGTGACCGAGGAAAAGCATCAGCGCATGGCCGATGACATCACCGCCAAGATGGCGGACATGCAGGCCAAGCAGGCGAAGCTGGAAGCCGCCCTGAACCGCCCGGACGGCGGCGAAGGCAAGGGCATGGACGTGGAGATGGAAGCGAAGCATCGCGACCTGTTCCGCGACTACATGGCCTATGGCAAGACGGACGGCCTGAAAGAGACCCGCGAGGGGATCGAAATTAAGGCCATGTCGACGGACGTGAACCCGGACGGCGGTTATCTGGTCCGCCCGGAACTGTCGAGCACCATCGTTTCGCGCATTTTCGAGACCTCGCCGCTCCGGCAGGTTGCGAACGTGGAGCGCACCGGCGGCAAGTCGATTGACATCCTTATCGACGACAACGAAGCCGGTGCCCGCTGGGTCGGTGAAGGCGCTTCGGGCGGTCAGACGGACACCCCGCAGATCGGCCAGAAGGTCATCGCCGCGCACAAGATCGAAGCCGATCCGCGCATGACGACCGAGATGATTGAAGACGCTTATCTCAACGTCGAAGCCTGGCTTGCTGGCAAGGTCGCCGACAAGTTCGCACGGACGCAGAATACCGCGTTCGTCAACGGCACTGGGACGGGCCAGCCGCGCGGCTTCCTGACCTATGCCGCGTGGGCTGCGGCGGGCGTCTATGAGCGCGACAAGATCGAGCAGATCAACATGGGTTCGGCGGCTGCGCTGAATGCCGATGGTCTGATCGAGGTGCAGAACGCCCTCAAGGAAGGCTATCAGGCCGCTGCGGTCTGGGGCATGAAGCGGACCACGTTCGGCGCCGCGCTGCAACTGAAGGGGAATGACAACTACTTCTTCTCTCCGGTGTTGCTGGCGAACGGCCAAGCGTCGATCCAGCTTCTCGGCAAGCCGGTTGTGTTTATGGACGATATGCCCGCCGTCGCGGCGAACGCGTTGTCCATCGTGTATGCCGACTTCCGCGTTGCCTACACCATCCTGGACCGCGTCGGGCTTCAGGTGCTGCGCGATCCGTTCACCAACAAAGGGTTCATCACCTACTACACCACGCAGCGCGTGGGCGGGGACGTGACGAACTTTGACGGCATCAAGATCGGCAAGGTCGCGGCCTAAGGCCAGAAAGGAGACTTGACCCATGGCTATGTTTGACATGCGCAACAACGCCGAATACGGGCTGGCCCTTTCGGCCACCCTTTCGGGCGCAACCCCCGCCGCTGGCGATTGGATTGACATGCAGGGTTGGGAGGCTGTCACGTTCAGCGTCTCGACCGGCACTGTCACCGACGCTGGCACGGCTTCCGGCTTCGCTTTTGAGGTGCAGGAAGGCGACACCACGGCGGCGGCTTCTGCCACGGCTGTAGCCGATGCGGACCTGATCGGGCTTGAAAGCGCTTTGACGGTCACGGACGATGACGCCGACAATGACTTGATCGGCTCTATCGGCTATCGCGGCAGCAAGCGTTATGTCCGCATCGTGGCGACCGGCACGACCGGCACGAACGCGGTGGTGACTGTCCATGCCCGCAAGGACAAGGGCGCTTCGATGGGCACCGCCACCATCGACGCGGGCACCGCTGCCACCTAACGACCGGCAGGGGCGGGCTACGGCTCGCCCCGCTACCTTTTGGGGATAGGCCATGTCTCAGATCAATTGGGAAGTCATCCCCGCCGCGACGGAAGACAACAAGCGCGCGGCAGATATGCTTATCCGGCTTGACGATGGACGCGAACGTCGCACCGGCTATGACGGCGGCTGGCTTTACTTCCACGACGCCACGCACACGGCAGAGAGCAAGCAGGC